AAAGTCTTCTGATAATGAAAATAGAAACCTATTTAAGTCTCCGCCATATAGCGGGTTAAAAGGCTTTTCAGTCATGTTGGTCAACAAGAGGTTCTTGATAGCCTGCTTTACTGCGGCCGCATCCCTCTTCTTGTAAATATCTCCTGAGCCTCGAGCGATAAAGTTCAAGTCTATGTCAAGATAGTCTCTTATCCGCGCAGCATTGATGGTCCTCGTGTTAAGGTTTCCATCTTCGATCGAAAAAGCTTTTGTAGGCATGATACTATTTATTCTAGATTTCCAAAACTTCGATCAATTCATTCGTGCTTTGTACATAATTATTGAACTGAGTCTCGATCTTATTTTTATATGTCACTGCCCATGGAGCTCTGATCTTTGGCATGATCATGACGATCTGAGCATTCAGCTCTCCATTAGGATCATATGAATCATAATCAAGGATCATCTTATCAAAGTCGATGTGATCTTTAAGGTACACCGCTAAGTCGAACGTGGCTTCTGCCGCATTATTACCATCTTCATCTATCAGTTCATAGACTACTGCTTGGCCGTTCGCCATAAAGTAGTTGATACTCCCAATGTCTAAGACCTCATTCTGAGTCGGTTTGTATAGTCCTTCTGCGACTGCAAGGCGATAGTCTGCAAATTGACCAGTATTGTCTTCTGATACTACTCGAATGACTTGTGCTTGTAGATAATATTGCTTTGCAAGGTCCAACTTCTTTGAAGGGTTTGAGATGTGGTTCATCGTCTGTTTATCACCATATCCACCTAAGAATCGAGCCATCGTGATGCCGGGAGCAAGACGAGTACGTGGACCAATTGACGATGCAACTTGGTTTTCAGGATTATATTTTGGATCAGGAGTAATAATCATGTAGTGTACCTCTTCGTGATATCACCTCTATTACCGAGAGGATTGATACCTCTACGCGGAGTAGGATCAATGCCTTTTACTCTTCCTACTTTACTCGGAGCCATCTGAACATAAGTCGGGTTGAGCTTACCTTCAGAGATCATTGCTCCAATGAACTGTTCATTATTCAAGTTATTCTTATCTCTTAATTTAGATCTTACTTCAGACACTGTAAGTTCTCTATTTGATAGACCACCATAGTCTTCTGAGCGGTCGATCGTATTCTTCAATGAGTTTCCAGGGTCTACGTCAACCTCACGAATACCAAAGCTAGAGTTGTGTAAGTAGTCGTTCATGATACCTGAAGTTGCTTGCACAGTAGAAGAATGAGAAGGATAGCTAGGTGAACCAGGCGAACCCAAACCACCAGCAACATAAGCGCCAGACGCAACATCTGCAAGTGCAGCTTCATCTGCTTTACCATTTAATGTCCCGTGAAATGTATTACCATAGTGAGTGATACCAGCGCCACCGATTGTTCCTGTTGCGCCAATGACTGTCATATCATTTGCAGCGATGTTAGTGTTATCTGCACTCATCACGATCGTGTCTTCAGCAGTCATCGTAATATCATCACCGCTATAGAAGTCAAAGCCACCCTCGACGATCTGTTTGACATTACCTTTGATGATCTTATTCGCATCACCAAGGATCGTCTCAGTCTGTGTGCCACCTACGAAGTTTGATTGATGCTCAGTGACGATCGTCTTTTGTGTCTTACGAATCTGTTGCTTATGAGAACCACGAACCTCATCATTCTTATTACCGCCAACGGTAACGTTGTAGTTACCACCGACGACAACATCAAAGTCTCCAGCGACCTGAAGCGTAAGGTTACCATTATAAACCAATTCACCATCGCCATCGACGATCACCTTCTCATCACAGCATGTGACTCTTACAGTATTGTTTGTTGAGCTAATGATGACAGTACCATCTGCTCTCATTTCTACTCCTGATCCAGTTCGATGGCGGAACATCATACGTTCTGCACCTGGAGTATCATCGATCTCTGTGATATGACCGCTCACCGTCTCTTTCACTTGGTTGTAGGGATATACAGAACCACCTACAGTTTTCAAATCAAGTGAAATGTTTTTGTATCCACCTCCAGTAGAAACTTTATTGATCTTTAATCCAGTGGCAGCAAAGTTCGTCGTAGGCGTATTGATGTACGCCTTCTTCGGAAAGAGTGCGCTTGAGTTATCAAACCCGTTTTTAGATACGCCAGCGGTGATACCACCTGTTTCAAGGGACGTTTCTACGGTAGAGCTTACGTTCGTGATTGAGTTTGCCATGATTACCTGTTATTCGAAGTGTTTTGATCTCGCAAAGCAACTTCTTCTTGTCTATTTGCATTCGCAAGTTTATTTACTGCTGCTGTTACACCTTCTTTTGCATTTTGCAATAGCTGAGTGAAAGAGTTAGTCGACCCATACTTTGATACGAGAGTCTGACTTGATGCTCCTGCGTCTGCGCTTAGCTTTGAATAGTTTGTTGTCGCTGATTCTTTTTCTTGCTCTGCATTGACTTTCTTTGCTGAAGCCACTCTCGCTCTATCATATCGATTCTTATAGTATTCTCCACCTTCTTCAGTCAACTGATCTCTCTCGGCCTCAAGCTCTGTTATCTTATTTTTTATCTTTGCGAGTACATCTTGAACAGGAAACCCATATGACATGTCCCACTGATGACGAAGATCCTCCAGCTCAACCTCGATCTGATCAAGCCTCTTCTGTATGAAGAGTAAGCGTTTTTCTTCGCTCTCTAACTCTTCTTCAGATTTTTCAGGTGGTTTACCGGTCTCAGGGTCTGCAACTACGCGTGGAGGTTCCACAGGCTTAGTGACTACAGGAGTTACTGTTGGCTTAGCCACTTCAACAGGAGCGCTTCGATTCATCTCGTCTGGTCGCATAGGCCCAAGCGCCAGATTATAACGAGTCTTGAATTCGTTCTGACCATGATAAAGAGTTTCCCATCCAAATCGAGACTTTTGCCATTCGGTTCCAAAGAACCCGGCATCGATGACCAGAGTACCCTTTTGTTCGTCTCGAGTAATGATCTCTGCTCCAGGTATCGCTTCTCTAAATGCTTTAGCCATAATCTCTAGAGATTTCCATTGTACAGGAGTATAGGATGCAGAAGAGATGAGTTGTTTTACAGCGGTTCCAGGGGGGAATGGATACTCTGCATCTACACCTCCAGCTAGAAACACACAAATCGTACGTTGATTCCATCCTCCGTTAATCTTTGGATTTCCATCGAGCACAGGTAATGATACGGGTCTACCTCTTTGCACACTGCCGTCTCTGCGAATCATGTAATGTGCTTGAGTTCCTCCAAATACAGAAAGGTCAAAATTTTCTTTTTCAAGCACTTTTACGTGTTTCTTATGAAGATCCATCATATCGATGTCTTGGTTCGTTCCGGTCTTTGTAGAATAGATGGTCATACAAGTAATCGTTCTTTGACCGGGTCCAACCAACATACGCATCTCTGACTCAAGCTCTTCTTGCGAGTTGATATGTGTAAACTCATATTTGTCAACTAATTGAGAATTTGCAGCTGTCGTATTCTTTGCTTCTTCTTCAGAGATCAATTTGTCTAAGTCTTCGATTAGCTTTGCTGTCTCTCTAAATTTTATCTGATAAGATTGATATTCTAGGTCAGAAGGCTTGAGTCCGCCCTTTACCTTTGTATCAAACTCGGAACGATACTTTGCATCTAAGTCTTTAGTCTCCTTCTTCAGCTCTCTATATTGCAATACTTTACGAGCAGAGATTGTTAGGTTTTCATACTTAGTGCCAATGTAGCTACCTTTCCAATTCTTTGGAGTCTTACCTACAGCAATCTGTACAGGAGGCACGCTCGGTTTTACAGCCTCTGGCAACGTCTCTGACTTATTGATCGCTTGGTTAATATTTGTTGACCCATCAGGCTTGATGATGTTAACGACTTCTGGCTTTTGCGATACGCCCGGGATCGTGACGTTCTTTGAAGTGACTTCAGTAAAACCAGCAGATTGAGCCTTTCCTGGCACTGGCATAGGAAGACTTATGCCTAACACAGAAGAAGCAAGTCCAGTGAGTTGCGAGTTGAGCGCAAAGTTCCTAGACTCTTGAGCCTTATCAACAGTAAACTGAGACTTTCCTTCATTGGCTCGAGTAGTAGGCACCGCTCCTACTTGAGTAGTCGTAGCGGTAGGTCCAGCATTCTTTGGCAAAGCTCCACCAAGCACTGCTCCTAAGTTAGCCAATATGTTTGCGAATGGGTTTCCAGCTGCTCCGCCTAAGGCTCCATTTAAAGAACCAAATGGGTTCGCAAGAGCATTTGATGTCTTCTTTGTTACTGTCTTTACATCAGAAGTGACTTCTGTCGCTACGTTTACATTATAGCTAGTCTCTGCTACATCTCCATTGCTTGAAGTCTCTTTGATCTTTGCTTTGATCGCAGTAGGACTTGCACCAACTGCCAACTCAAGTGCTTTTGCAATACCCTTTGGAGAACCTTGAGTGATAGTCGCATTTAAAAATCCATTTGCGGCAGGCTTACCAGTGAGAGTAGTAATCTCTGTCTTATTCCCAGAAGTACGTGTGACGGTGACTCCACCTCCGTCGACAGAACTCGTCATCAAAGCAACAGTAGGTTCAACAGTTACGGTCTCTCCCTCAGAAGTAGTCACACTTAGAGATTGAAAACCGCCTGCGCTTTGATTCATCGTAACGCCGATCACTGAGCCTTCAACCGCATCTCGCTTGATCTTTGCGTTATCGCCTGTCGTCTTGAGCGAGTTGACACCTGCGCGCTTGATGATAGCTTCTAAGTTAATGTTTAACTTGTTTGGTGATATCGCAGTGGGATTACCACTCGTACCAAGAAGACTAGCTGTAAGGCTTGTATTTAGAGAAGTATTACGATCGATCTGAGCTTCAGCCTCGGCACGAGTCATGCCAGGATTGCTCTTCATCACATTGATGATGTCCTGTTCTCTGTCGTAGGGTTTATTCGCCATGTTTAATCTTCCACAAAACGCTCAAATACTGCCAATGCACTCTTATATCTTTTTTCCCAACCTTCAGGAGTCACATCACCCTTCGGGTATTCAGGAGGTGCACCTTTCTCACTGATTGGGTTCTCATAGTAACGAGCGAACAAGTAAGCAGCTTCTGCCTTACTCTGTGTTTGCATGAACTTATCAGTCCTATAATACCTTCTTGTCTTTTCACTCGCTAACTCATGCTTCACAAATGCGCATTGTGCTTGCATAGAGTTCCACGGTAAGTTTCGTTCAGCCGCAAAGTTCCTCAATGCGCCGAGTCGATTACCAGCATTTTCAGCTGGGTTCCATTGCGCAATACCCATCGAACCTTCCATCTCTCCAGTCTTCAACTTAAATTCAGATATTGCGTTTGGATCAATGTCACCTGTGTACTTAAACCTTCGACTTCCTCTGCTGTTCAAGAGCGGTTGACCATCTTTGCCTGTAAGGTACACCTTCTGTGGAGCTTCTACCATGAAGTTACCGATCATAGCACAAGCTTGTATAGGTCCATAGCGTGTACCACCTTCATCTGAGATAAAGTAGTTAAAAGCTTTCTCAATGTTTGTTTTTCCTGGCATACGAGCGTCTACATCAGTAACGTTGTTCTTCACAGATCCATCTGCTATCTTTACAGTATCTGTTGGCTCGCCGCGTGCTTCTTTTGACTCGTTCGACATGGTCTCAACTTTTGGTATAGAACCAATAACGAGAGGCAACTGAGATGATTTTCCATCTAAGAATATGCCAAATACCTGAGCATTTTCTTTGATCCCAGTAGTCGCGCCGATACCTGAAGTGCCACCTTCTGTGATAGGTAATACAGTCTGAGCCCAAGGTAAGTATGAGTTAGGAACATCTTGGACATCGGATGAATGCACACCATAGATCCTTACTCTTACTCTTCCAAGCTTGAGTGGGTCATTCACATTTACGACAGTGCCGATGAACCATCGCGTTTGATCGCCATAATAGTTGATATAACTTTGTGGTATCATGTGTTACCAATCTTTACACAATTAAGCGCAATGTCGTATCTCTCGCGTTTAAACATATGACGAGTAGCATATATGACATAGTCTCCAGATAATTTAGGATCTTTACGATTGTCTCCTTCTTTTGGAGTTGAGCTCTTTATGAACTCAAGCCTTATCTTATTTGAGATGGTAGTATTATTTTCTCCATCTAAGAAGTCATAGCCATTCACGACGACGTTCAGCGCTGCCTTACCTAAAAATTTATTTACGGCCCTTGAAGCAGCTCTTCTCTTGTATGCAGCATCAGTTCGTTCAGCTGAGTATGAGAGCGCAGCCATATTTCCTTCATTAAAGACACCAGCAGAAGATACTTGAGTTATCTGTCTACTTGATAGCTCGTTATACGGGATATTCTCATGATTAAACTTAGGATCAAACGGGAAAGACTTCGGCTTATTACCCACCGTAGCATTGTCGAGCATGGGATTAAATACGTCTTTCATTACGTCAAACTTTATTGACCTATGTGCACCAGTCAAAGTATTCAAATACGTATATCCAGCTCCTACTACTGCATCATCGATTAACCTAAATAGGTTTTCTGCTTTGGTGTATGAATAGCTGTATATCGTTCTTCTCTGGGTCGTAGTATCATCTGAAGTCGATGCTGATTGCCAGTATGAGTAAGGCTTTGTCTTATTCATTACTAAGCTTTCAAGTATCGTGCCAAGATCTTTAAACACCAGACTATTTCCTACAAGAGTAGAATACAAGTAGAAAGGTAATCCATTTTTGTTCGTTGACCTGTTGCGAATCCAACACATCGCATCAATAGGGTTCAAGTACGGGACGATCACTCTAAACTTTTCTTGGAATTCATCACCTACCTTGATGACTTCTCTTCCTAAGTATTCACGCGCAATGTTTTCTATCATGCGAAAGCCCACGTCATCGTATGCTTTACTGATAGAGAATAAGTTAGACTTATACCCAATATCTTCTACGAGCGCTAGAGCTATCGTTTGGTTATTATCATTGACCTTGATGGCGTTGATGATCGATACAACATAAAAATTCTTTCGTATCTCTACAGAACCTTGACGCGTGCTCTCTAAAACGATATTGATAGTCTCTCCACCGATAAAGTCAATATTCGAGAATATGCTTTCTGTATCGTTGAATACGATAGAACCAGTCAAGTATGGTTTATCAATGTGTTCATAGATGTCTAGGTCTGAGACTACGTTCTCAATCCTTACATCTATTGGAAGACGAGCAGAGCTGATCGTGACTTCTTTGAATATAAAGCCAGCGACTGTCTCTAAGTTAGGTGCAACTGCCATTACTGTCTTAATGCTTCGTTAAAATACTCTGCAATCTCAAAGACGTTCTCTCTCTTGATTACCTTGATCTCTTTGAGAACATCATTTAATGAGTGTAGTCGATCAAGGTACGTGACTTCAGTGAGTAATGCGCCAGGACCAACCGTAGGATCAAAGTCTGTCCATACTCCATTCGCATCTTCATAATGATGTGCAGAAATATACTCTGGGCCGTGAGTGATCGCATCAATAGTTTCAAGACCATCATCAGTGATACTAAAGCATGACTCTCCAGTCGTGAACGTTCCAGTCACGTTTCTCAAGACGATTTGACCCAAGTCTAAGTGTCTATGTGCGACATAACCTTGAGCTGCTGAACTAAACCCTCGGACAAGTTGACCAGGCTTCATCTTATCTGTCAGTACAGTCTTTGTCGTAAGTACGGTATTCGGGTATTCGGCTTCGGCTTTTAAACTAATTTCACGAGAAGATAACGGCCAACCTTGTTCGCGAATATTATCGTTCATGATGAAGAAGGTCCAATAAAAGGCTGTAGTTCCATACAACTTATAAGACAACTGATCGGGTCTTTCATTGTCTAAGATGTAGTATTTTGTATAAGTCGCGACTGAACTCTTGATGTTATCAATGATGTCAGAGTAAGAAGAAAGATCTTGAAAGAGAACACTCTCAGTCGAGTTTGCAAACTTATAAAGAGTCTTTGGAAAGTTTTGAAAGTATGATGCCATTTAGAAGCCACTCCCAATGTCTAATACGCGCGCGTCATCTTGACTATAGTTTGTAGTTGATGGATTTGTGGCTCCAACGATGTCTTCACGAGTGATCGTCTTATGCTCAACAAAGGCAAGAGACAAGTCATATTCAGTAGGAGAACCATCTGCATGAAAGCTTGAAGACGTGGCGTTATAGTTAACACTGATGTTACGAAGGTATGCTAGCTTGATACGTGTACCTACTTGTTGACCATTATACGAGATATTGATCTTAAACATGTTTGGATACAAGAATGCAAGAGACACACCTTTCACATCAAAAGATTCTGGATATGCATGCTTACGAAAGAAACGAATGATGTCTTTGATCTCCTTTGATTCTGCAGCAGAAGTAGGTATCAGCTTAAACTGAAACTGAAACTCTCTGAGAGCCACGTTACGGAAAATAGATCTTACGTTAGGGTTCACAGCAACTTGTGCTGCGTTTTCAATGATGTTTCTTGCTTTTTGGTTTGGGATAAGTGCTGCTCCACGGCCAAGCGCAACGCGAGCTGCAATACCGTTTAATGATCCACCCGTAGCAAACATATCTGTTAAGCTAGAGATACCAGAGGTGATAGCAGTCTTTGCAGCTGATAACACATCTCCGGTATTTTGCAATGCTTGTAATCCAGCAGTACCTGCAGCCCCGAACTCTGCGTTCTCATAAGCAATCGCATCAGTCACTACGAAAGACACAGGAATATACATCTCTGCTCTTTCGCCGTTCAAGATCTCCATCCTCATCGGAGCTACAGCAATCTTACTTTTCTCTGCTGCCTTTTGCTTTTTCTGAGCTTCGATGGCATTGTCTACTTTTCGTACGTCAGCCTGAGAGCTAGATTTTTTTGCTTCGTCTGTAGCTTCACTCTCTCTTACAGGAGAATCTATTTTCACCACCTCAGCTATTAGCTCTTGATCTACGGTGACATCCGCAGGATGCACTTTCACCGCTTGAAAGGTGATCTTACCGCGATGACGATCTTGATTGTCGACTGGGTATTTCAGAACTCTCGTTTGAGCCGCTTGTCCAGCTTTTTGCCCATCGTTGACGCTAGGTGTAACCGCTGCTTCTTTTTGTTCAGCTGTCTGTGTAGGAGCGTCATCTACTCTTGAATACCCGTATCCGCCTGTTGTTGCCATGTAAAACCCTATAGATAGGTTGGATTAACTCAATGTTATTTATATCCCAGGGAGGAAAGGTGGCTACGTACTCAGGTAGGTACAAAGTATTGAATAAAGAAAAGTATAAAGGCGATCATACAAACGTTATATACCGTTCTCACTGGGAAATGCTTTGTTTTAAGTGGTGTGATACTCAACCATCGGTAAAAGAATGGAGCTCTGAAGAGATCATCATACCATACTATTATGATGTCGATAAGAAGTACCATCGTTATTTTCCAGACCTCAAGATCAAGTTTACTGATGGGTCTACTTATCTGATCGAGATAAAACCAGATAAAGAAACACGACCTCCAAAGGGTAAAAGAAAGACGAGACAATACATCACCGAAGGCTTGACTTATGTAAAGAATATGAATAAGTGGGAAGCAGCAAAGTCTTATGCAGATGATCGTGGCTGGAAGTTTGAGATATGGACAGAGAAGACGCTGCAGAAGATGAAGATCATGCCTGTTTTAAAGCCAATAAAGCCATTGCCACCGTTTAAACCGAAGAAACCGATATAAATATCGGGTATGAGTAACTTATTTCAAAAACTATCACAAGAAGCTTTTCGAGCTGGCATTAACCCGCGTACAAAGGAGTCTCGTGCATGGTTCATGGGAAAAGTAGCGAACATGAGGAGTATCAATCGATCAGCGTTGATGCGAGAAGATGTCATATCTCTAGAACAACCGAGATATACAAGAGACCTTATTGGTCGAATGTTCATGTTCTTCTATGACCCAAAGACGAAGGACGACTTACCTTACTATGATAAATTCCCTTTGATTATCCTCGTTGGTCCTGCGCCTGGCGGATTTTATGGTTTAAACTTACATTATCTTCCGCCGATCTTTCGCGCAAAGATGTTAGACGCGCTGATGGACATCACGAATAATAAAGCATACGATGAGACGACTAAGTTTAGAATACGATATGAAGTGTTGAATCGTATGCGTAAGCTAAGATATTTTAAACCATGTTGGAAACACTACTTACTTGACCACGTAAAAGGCAGGTTCGGTAGAGTAGATGCTCCTGAATGGGAGATCGCGACGTTTTTACCAACAGCCCAGTGGAAGAAGGCAACCTTCAACACTGTTTACAGAGATTCACGAAGGATGGTACTGTAATGCCAAGTATTGACGAGTTGAAAGGTATTGCCTCTGCCAAGCTAGGCTTTGCTCGTAACAATAACTTTTTAGTTGAGCTCCCGCCCCTGGGCAGAGGCGGGTTGTTTGGAGGCGGTCTCTTAGGCCAACTCGCGTCTTTTGTTCCTAGCATCCCGGGGTTGACCGGAACTCCAAGTCCAAGTACTCGTGAACTTAATGTGTTGTGCGAGACAGTCACTTTGCCTGGAAAACAGATGCTTACTCAAGAAAAGAGGATAGGCACCACGGTTGAAAAGGTAGCATACGGATACGCTGTCGATGATGTGAGCATGTCCTTTTACTTGTTGAACGACTATGGCGTAAAGCATTATTTTGATGGTTGGATGAACACCGTATTCAATGGCGAGACATATGAACCAGGATACAAGAAAGACTATGCAAAGACAGTGAAGATCCATCAGCTGAGAAAGCCACTCTTAGGTCTTTCAGGTGGACTTGGTCCTATCAGAGTGAACATCGGCGTTGGCGGTGGATCAGTGTACACAGTAGAACTGTTAGAAGCATTTCCTACGACTGTACAACAGATTGACTTTTCGAACGAACAAGACGGACTCGTACGAGTCACTGTCCAGTTATCTTACACGAACTGGAGAACAGCTAAGCCGTCTCAGAATTTCTTGAATATAGACATTAACCCAGGTCAGATTTTTGGTTGACGTGAAAAGGAGTAAATCATGGCGTTACCACAGTTAAACACAACCCCACGGTATCAAGTAAAGATCCCGTCAACAGGAAAGACGGTTCGTTTTCGTCCGTTCCTTGTCAAAGAACAAAAGGTATTGTTGATCGCATATGAATCGCAAGATAAGCAAGCGATCATCCAAGCGATGCTCGATACCTTAGACTCATGTACTGAAGGCATCAGCGCGGCTAAGTTGTCGACCTTTGATGCTGACTATCTGTTTACACAGATCAGAGCAAAGTCTGTAGGTGAAGTCGTAGACTTAAACATCCAGTGTACTGAGTGTGAGACTCATAACGAGGTGAAAGTAAACCTCGAAGACATCAAGATGAAGGTCCCTAAGAAGGATATGGACGTTCAACTGACTGACCAGATCACGATGAAGATGAAGTACCCTGACTACAACTACTTCCTCAAGAATCCTAAGATCTTAGGCAATGACTCGATGGCCGAATCGCTGGTCGACATCGTGATCGCATGTATCGAATCAGTCAAGACTGATGATGAGATCATCAACATCTCAGATGAGCCAAGAGAAGAAGTCATTCGATTCATCGAGTCTCTGACAGCTAATCAGTTTGAGAAGGTTGCTTCTTTTGTGCAAGACATCCCGAAGATGGAACACACGCTCAAGTTCAAGTGTATCAACTGTGAACATGAAAACGAAAGACACTTGGAGGGCCTCGAAGATTTTTTTTAGTATGCCTCTCTCATGAATCCTTAGAGAACTACTATAAGGTGAACTTTCAGCTCTTACAAGAGTTTCACTACTCTCTTACAGAATTAGAAAGCATGTTACCTTGGGAGAGGGAGATTTATTTGATTATGTTGATCGAGGATGTAAAAGAAAAGAACGACCAGATAAGACGCCAGCAACAAGGATAAAAACATGGCATTAATAACTCTAGCACAGATCAACGCTACTCTCGAAAAGCAGAACGAGATCCAATCTCAGACGCTTGACGAGACAAAAGCGGTAAGGTCTAATATTTCTTATCTGATAGAGACAGCAAAGGCTTCAAAGCTTGATAACCTCGAGAAGGAACGAGAGGCTAGTCAACAAAAGTCAAGGGCCGGTGCCAAGAGTGGTGCAGGTGGTGGCGACATGAAAGGCGGTTCAGGTCTTGGAGGCATCTTTAGTGGGATCGCTGGCATGATCGGCGGTGCTGTAGGCACCATCAGTAGCATGTTAGGCTTGACAGCTCTCACTCCTCTCATCACCTCTATCATGAGTTTTGCCAGACTCTTCTTAAGAGGAGGTGCCATAGGCTTTGTCTTATACTTGATCTACGATAACTGGGAATCTATCAAAGGCACCTTCGAGAATATTTACAAAATGCTTGAGCCTATCATCACGTGGTTTAAGACAACGACGGTATACAAGTATTTAGAAGAAAACTGGGAACAACTCGTTACTGACTTCTTTGGCTTGTTCAGAAAGCTATTCAAAGGGATCGAACGACTCACTGCAGGTGACTTTAAAGGCGCGCTTGAAAACTTAGACGGACTTGCATTTGGTCTAGCAGGATTGATCGCGTTTACCAAGACAGGAAGAGGTCTTGTGATGAGCGCGCTTGGTAGTGTGAAAGACCTCGTCACGAATGGTGTTGATAAGCTGACGGGGAAACCAAAAGGAAAAGGTCCATTGACAGGTCCACTTGATGGCTTACCCCGTGGTACCATAACAAACCCGATGTACGTAAAGGTTGTTGGCGGTATGGGCGGTGGATTGACTGACGTTGGTGGCCC